GCGGGAAAGTACATGATACCTTTGTTGTTCTTGATGCCCCACTCAGCCCCCAACATATCCACGCCGCGAGCCTGTCCGCACACAACATGATCAATATTAAAGCCTGATTCAGCTATGGCTTCTTCGACCAGTCTGTAATCGGTTACGTCGCGGCTGCCAGCCACAATAGTTTTCACGATCGGTTTTTCCAAATAATCCGTGAGTTATTAATGACAGCCCAAGTGTAAAATGCAGCTAAGGGGCCAATTATCCAAATTGGAATCAGCATGTTGTTAAGGGTAAGTCAAGGCGCAAATTACAACGCCCTTAGTAAGGATTAAGGTACCAATCAGGCCCAATCTGTCCATGAAGAATTTCATGATTGGGTTGCCTTCAGCCGTGCCTTTTTGCTGCAAAGCTAGATAAGTGGTTACAGCGTCAGCACCATTTAAAATGATGACCAGCCACGCTAAGGCTGACAATACAGTTATTGGATCAAACATTTTCTCTCCTAGCGACAAAACTTTTCAATAATTACTGCGTGTTTTTGAACATCCAGAGACGGATTGTTTACTAGTTCCACACATTTAGAGTTCTTATCCATCTCAATCCAGGCAAGCCCTGCAGCCCCTGCGGCACAAATAAGAACAACTCCCAAGAACCATAACAAAGCAAATTTTTCCTCACACACGACCAGTCCTCTTAAAAAGCTGCTAGTATGATAACCTGCTCGCTAATTCGACCCTTAGCCACAGCGGCCTTAGTCTTGATGGCTTTAAACGCAGCAGTTAGACTTCTTTTATTTAGACTGGTATCAGCGAAAAATTTAGCTGGGTCTCTTATGGTTTTCGTACCTGACAGTTCGAGATCATAATTGTAAAGACTGGTGCCGCGGATATCTAGAACACCACCATCTGTGCCCTTTAAAACGGTTAATTTTCGATACACAGTATTAAACAACCACACCTCTTTGGCCCCTACTAATTTGGTGTTATCAATTGATTTCAAATTAAGGTCAGGGAATTCCTTGAGATATTGAATTTTGGACACAACAGATGAGGCTGGCTTAACCTTTTTAACTCGGGGCTTGCGAGCCACAGCAGAAACTCCGTGCTGTGCACAATCGTCAATAATACCCTTCACGAAAGCTACATATCTCTTCATCTGCAGCTTAGTAAAATTTGAATAGCCTTCCTGGATATCGGGATCCGTTGAAGAAATTTCCGCTAACAGTGGCTGATACAAGTCGGCAATCTTTTTAGCTACAGCCCCAGACACTTCATTAGTCATGAGGAACTGTTTCATGCTAAAATCAGATTTCTTGTTTTGAATAAAACCGTCTAAGGCTTCATTTACATTAGCTGCGTATTTGTCAACGGCTTCTTTGATCTTGTCCTGTATGGTTGGCTTGGATGTGGGAGTCGCAGACGTTTCAGGCTCAGATACCTTGACGGGCTTTTTGTGGCTGATTTCCTCAAGCCGATTAGCAATCAATAGCGTATGTTCAGGAGATACATATTGTCCCCGCATAATAAGACGCCCTAACATAGCTACGGGACGAATTTCCAGGTCACTGGCTCGATTCAGAATATTCTTGTGTTGGGGATAGTATTGAGACACGAAGGACTGGGCGTAAAGCCTCAACTGCTTCTCATCCATTAAAACATTATAATAGTTGAGTGCCACAGCAATATCTTCACGATAATTACCTTGAGACACCGTAGGTTCGTGCTTGCTGATGCCCGTAAGTCTGGTGGCTACTTTTTCACGTTTGGCTTGGACGTCAGACATGATTGATCTCCTGCAAAACCAGTCTTAATTATATTACAAAAGTAGCCGCCAGACAACTATTTGGTCACTTCTTGGCTCTGTGGCTCTCCTGGGTATGGTTGTGAGCTGGGCAATTCAACAACAAAAACACCGGCAACAACAGCCAGCATAAAAATACCAACTAATCCAAACATTTACTTCTCCTGGTGTACTGCCTAATGATTAATGAGGACAGGGTAATTTTGCGTGGCAGATTAGCAGTCTGTTGCAATTGGTTGCTGAACTTACCCTAAAATTGGAACTTATTTACGTCAATTGAGCTTTTCACAAATTTCTTGCAAAGTCATTCTAGATAGATCTTCGTATGATACGAAATAATCCCCTTGGGTTGCAAGGAAGTGATCTCTTGCTCTTTTTACCGTCTCATTCCAATGCTCGTTTTCCAACTTTTGAAACTCTTTGTTTTGCTCACGAACACCCAGATAAGCAGCAAGAATTTGATCCATGTCCGGAAATTCCACTCCCACTTGATGCCCAACATAATTTAGCTTTTCTTCCAAAGAAGAAAGTTTTTTGAGCTCCGCAAGATGATTAGACATGTTGCTGAATGGCAGATTTAGTTATTATTCGGGGCTGGGCCGTTAACTACTTGCTCATACAGTTCAGCGAACTCTTCGAACTGAGCAGTTTCTTCGTTGTAGTTTTGCTTATGATAAGTCCGGGCAATCTTGCGCAGAACGGGCTTGGTCAGATCAAATTTCTCAGACAGATCCGCAATAATTTCCTTAATTAACTCTCTTTCTCCTTCAATTCGAGTAAAGGAATTAGAAATCTCCTTGATGCCATTCATCAGCTTCTTACGATCTTCAGGATTGCTTAGCATTATCATTCACCTCATCATAAATTTTTGTTTGATCCAACACATCATGTGTGACCATGACCAAATTAAACAAGTCTGTCACTGTAAAGGATTCGGGATCTGTCGACACCCAGCTTTTGAGCTGCTGACTTAACAGCTGGCAGTCTTCCAGTAGCTTATTATAGCTAATTCCGGGAATCATGGCTTTTCAATTTGTGTCCCGTGCCTTTTCGCCCACCACTGACTAACAAAATCTTCAAACAGTAGATCGGCCAGCTTTTGAATCTTGGAGTCTAGCTCTAGTTCATTGCAGCCAAAAATTCCCGTCTTTTCCATAACTGAAAAGGCGTAAGCGCCACCGGTTTCATTCACCGGAAACCCCGCCCGCTTAGCAAAATCAACCAGTCTCTTGTCCATCTCATGCCTCAACAATGTTAAAAGATTTAACAGAATCCCAACGGAAAGAACGCCACTCCTGCTTTTCCAGATCAAATACCTTCTGCACTTCTGACGTAGAAGGATTGCCCGTACCCTTGGGGTGCTTTTCCTCTGGAATATTATCCATCACCAGGGTGCACCTCATAACCCTTTCCGTTCCATCCTTCTTTTCAAAGGTCACTTCCACAGCACCCTGGTGCAGTCCAGACAAGATTTCTTCTTTCATTTTGTTTGCCTCAGTTGATTCAAGGAGTTCATTATACGAGATCATGTTGTTACATTCAACCGTTGATTTGGAGGGTCTAGTAATTGCTTGATATGGTTCCGGGACACTCTTAGGTTGATGATTCCATTATAAAATTTATCAGGATTTTCTAAAACGCGCCGATCCATCTGCACTTGGGCTTCCAGATACTTACCAATAGCTTTATTGGGGCAAATATATAGGATTTCCCGTCGAAAATTCTCCATGCCGTGCTGCAAAACATCAGCTCGCAATTCATCAGAACTGGACCAATAAGTTCGCCAATCACTCTCCTCAAGAATTTTTTTTCTTTTCCCCTTCAATATTTTTGTTATGGTAAAGTAAAATAATTTGAAACCAATATAGGCTTTACCTGATGTCAGATTAGTTATTTGATAAACAAAAGACAGGGCATTGGCTGGCGGGGTATCAAGAGGCTGTCCTTGATACAGCCAATCAATCTTCATTGGGCTTTGGGTAATCGTCATCCTCGTCAGTGATCATTGCACCACACACGGGGCAGGCGGCAATGTCTTCGTAGGTATAATCACCCCCTTTCAATGTAATTTTGCCCTCAGCATTACATCGGGGGCATTCAAATTGTCTAACTACTGTCATGAAAAATTCCTCTGTTTTTCAATCGTCCTCCCAGATCGCAGTATCCAGGTGTCGACGTTCTTGATAGGTTAAAGCGTTGATATTTTTTCCTTTATTTATTTTGCGAGGATTAGCACACAGCCAGCAATCCGGATCCCCACAATTAAGCAATTTAAGTTTAGCCAGCCGATGTTTGTCTTCTTCTTCAACTTCTATACTAAAATTCTTTGCAATTTTAAGTTGCTTGTTGATTGCCCTCTGATCGTTCTTGAGCCTCTTGGGCCTCCGATTCCGGGTATTCTCGTCGCTCATTTTTTGTTAACTCCTTAGTTGTGTCTTTGCTGAGGTAAAAGTGATACAAATTCCAATAGTATCTGAACTGCAGGGGGTAGTGAACCAGCAAATCTTTGATTTTAGTGCCAAAGACGTCAACCAACCCCTGCAGCTGCTGATCAAATTC